CGTCGGCCGATCTGTAATCCTCCCATTGATCCTTGTCCCACTTGACGCGCTTGTGCCGCGTCTCCACGGTCGCCCGCTGCTGCTGGCGCACATAGTAGGTGATCGCCAGCGCCATCACGCAGTCGTCGTGCGCGCCCTCGACCGCCTCCGGCCGTCCCTTGCTGTTTCGGGCAAAGGTGAGCATCTCGTTGAGGCAGTCCTCATCGTCGATCAGCTCCGGATGCTCACGCATGATCCCCTGCAGCTCCGCGATGATGACCGGCCGCGTCAGGCGGTCTGTCTTAAAGCCGAGCGCCTCGCGCACCACATGCGTCAGGCTGTCCTCGACCTGCCGCACAAACTGCCGCGGATACCGCAGCCGGGAAAGCTCCTTGATCGGGTGCGTCGAAAAGTTGGCCTCGATGCCGACGAGCGCCTGATTGTACCACATGCCGAGGCACCATACCTCGCGGGCAAACAGATCCTCGTCGGTCCTCGTGCGGTACTTTGCCACGAGCCGCCCCGTGCTGTTATCGATGACACAGGCGACAAACCAGTCCGACCCCTCTCCCGCCGTGTCCGCCCCGATGACGTAAGGGTGTCCCGCCTTTGGCTCCTCCCAGACGAGCGTCTCGCCGTCTTCCGCGTCCGTAAACGCTGCGTCCGTGATCGCAATCTCGTCGTAGCGGTATGCAAATCTCCCGCGCCGGATCGGCTTTTTGCAGTGCAGCAGCCGCTCCATCAGGATATCGCGCCGGAAGATCGTCTGACTCAGCACGCCCCACTGCCCGAGGCAGTATACCTGATAATAATACGGGTCCGTCTCGCGGAACGCCTCCAGCGTCAGGCGGTCCTCCTCCGGCAGAAAGCGGTTGTCCTTGTACGTCGTCCGGCTCGTCACGACGCGCGCATCCTCGCGATCGAAAAAACGCTTTTTGAGCCAATGCGTAATGGAGATCGGGTTGAACGAGATGATGATCTGCTTGTAATACTTTCTCTCGCCGCGGAGGCGGATGTCGAGCTGGTTGAAGTCTCCCTCCAGCAGCTCGCTCGCCTCCTCGATCCAGATGCCCGAGATATCGTGGATGGACTTGAGCTTTTCCACGTCGTCCAGCCCGGCAAACAGGATCTCGCTCCCGTTGGCAAACGTGATGTACATGTCGCCGCTCTTTCCGCGCGGGATCATCTTGACGGCCGGTCCGTAGTACTGCATGGCCTGCGCCTTGAGCTGATCAAAGCAGCTCTCGCGCAGCGTCTTGGCGACCTTGCGGACCACGAGCATGCGGTGCCCAGGCTCCGTCGCGCAGCGCTCCAGCACCTTGCGGCCTGCAAAAATCGACTTGCCGCTGCCGCCGCCGCCCATCAGGATCAGGTGCCGGTGATGGTCAAAAAACAGGGGCAGGAAAACGGCGTTGTTGCTCTCGCACAGCTGCTTGTACCACAGCGCAGCCTGCAGCGCCTTGTCGTCCATTTCCCTGCCCCCTTTTTACTTGCTCATGCTCCCTCAGGTGAGCGAGCTGCCAAAGCTCACGCCCGCGGCCGCGAAGGCGCGGTAATCGTAGAAGCCGCCCGTGAATCGGGCGTTGCCCTTCCAGACGTTCGCGTCGTTCTCGGCGATCTCGCTGCGCACGGTCAGCGGCTTGCGGTCGACATCCACGGCGCCGTAGTAGCGTTTGTTGTACTCGAGGTCCGCGAGGATCCACGGGTAGCCGCTCGTCCCCATGTAGGCGTTGAGGTACGGCGCGATGATCACGTTCCAATTGCCGAACTGGTAATTGAACTTGTTGCTCGCGGCCGTGCCGGTGTCGTGGAACGCACCCAGCACGCCGAAGACGTCTGCCTTGGCCTTTGCATCATTCGGGATGATGATGGTGTTCGGTTCAAGTCCCGCGGGCTCGCCGCTGTCGGTCTTGAGATTCTGCATGGCCGTCGCCACGAGGCCGAGGTTAGTCTCAGAGAACGCGTTGGAGAATGCGTTGCTCTGCGTCTTGCCGGTGCGCTTGATCTTGTGGGACTGCGAAAACAGCTTCACGTCGTCCTTGGTCTTCGTCGAGAAGGTCTCGACGCCGAGCTTCATCGTGTCGTTGTTCTGCAGCGCCGTGCCGAGCAGGCCCCAGAAAAACTTGGAGCGTGCGCGCCAGTAGTCGTCCAGGAACTGGATCGGCTGGCCCTTGAGCACGCTGTCGAGCTTGTCCTCCATCATCTCCATGGAGATCGAGAAACTGCCCTTCCACGTCACCGGCCGGAAGGTCTTAAAATAGCCCTCCTCGATGCCGCCCTGCGGATACGCGCCGTTCTCGCCGACCGGCTCAAAGCTGTTGCTGCCGGTCAATCCGCCGAGCGTGGTGCTCGCCGTCGTGATCGGCATGTTGACAAAGAGATCCTGCAGGGCGTTGCCCTCCTTCTGCATCCACGCCTCATACTCTCTCTCCAAGAGCATGCGCAGCGGAGACTGCAGCTCGCCAAAGAGCGAGTTGGTCACGTTGCTGGATTCCGAAACGATAATTCCTGCCAAATATTTCCCCTCCTGTCTGTTAGCCCGTGCTCGTCACCGTGCCCGGGCGAATAAATCTGCCGCGGACCGTGTCGCCGATCGCCGTGCCCTTGAATGCCACGACCTCAAAGACGCCGTTTGTCGTGGTCGCCGTGGCCTTGGAGCCGGTCGTGTCGATCGTCACCATCTGGCCGACGGCCGCGCCGGTGTTGGCCGCGCTCCACTCCGTCTCAAAGATCGTCTCCTCGTGCACGCGGATGCAGGGGATCACGTCCCCGGCAGCCACCGTGCCGCCGTACATGCTGATATAGTCCGGTCTCGTTGCGCCGGTGCACTTTGCGAGCTTGCCGCTCGTGAGCGTCAGCGCCATGCCGACGGTGCATGCCCCGATGGCGGATGCCTCGAGGTATTCCCACGGCTCAGGCTGCCCGTCGCGGTAGCTCTGCGGTATGAATGCCATTTGTCCTCCTTCCGGCCGTTATCCGGCCTTGTGTGTCTTGTTGTAATGTGCGGAGATCTCCGCATCCGTCGCATTTGGGTTGAGTGCCTTGTAAAAGGCCTTGACCCCTGCCGGGACGGGTGCCGGGGTGTCTCCGGTCGTCTGCCGTGTCCGCTGCTGATGCTGCAGCCCGGCCGCAGCGTTTCTCGCTGCCTGTTCTCCCGCCGCGCGCTGGCCGCGCTGCAGGGCATCAAAGTTTGCAAGCCGGTATGCGTCGACGTAGTTATTGCCTCGGCGTACCGCATCAGCAAATTTTGAGCCGGTCTCCATCGCCATGATGTCGTCCAGCGACTTGATGGCGGGGTTCATCCGCCGGATCTCCGCCAGCTCCGTCTCGCGGCGCTGCGAAAACTCCTGCGCCCCGGCTCTCTGCTCGGCTGCCTCGGCGCGCTGCTGCGCCTCCTTGGCCCCGCTGAGGATCTGCTGGATCTCCGGCGACTGCATCAGGGCCTGCTGCAGCCCCTCCGGTGTCAGCCGTCCGGCCTTGAGGTCGTTTGCCAGCTTGGCGTTTGCCGTGGCGGTCTGGAATGCTCTCCAGTCCTCCATGTTTTCCACGGTCTTGCCCGTAAACGGATCCTTGATCCCGGCCTTGCCAAATACCTCTTTCTCCCACTTGGCCCGCTCGGACGCCAGTGCGGCGTCGATTGCCTGCCGCTGCTCCCGCTCTCTGCGGGCCGCAGCCTGCTGGCGGCGGGTCTCCTTGTCCTGCGGCTGCTGCGCCTCCTCCTGCGGAGCGTCCTCCGCGTCCGGCTGCGTCTCTGCCGCGTGATCTTCCGCTTCTTCGGCCTCTGCAGGGGCGGCGACCTCCTGCTCGTTTTCGCCTTCCGGAGTCTCGTCAGCGTCAGGGGCGGCGACCTCCTGCTCGTTTGCGCCATCTTCGGGCTGCGGCAGCCCAAACTTCTGATACCAGTCCATGTTGTCCCTTTCTGCCCCTCAGGGCGTCACTTGTTGCTGCCCGCGTTGCCGCTGAGCTTCTTGCCTGCCGTCGTGCGCAGGTCCGTGCCGGTGTGGATCCGGCTCTGATCCGCCGTCGGCTTTTTGGCAAAAGGTGCCTTGACGTACTGCTGTCCGCCGTGGCCGATCTTGCCCGCGTAGCCGTCTCTGCTGTCTGCCATGCTGTCCCCTCCTCTCACCGGTTTTGGCCATTTTACCCCAAAAGCCGTGTTAGTTACCGTCAACTTGTCATGCCGCGTAAATATGCAAAAAGAGCGCCCTGCAGTCTCCCGCAGGGCGCCCTCTTTCCGGCCTTATTCGGTTCTTTCTTCCGGCAGGCCCGCCACGCTGGTCAGCAGGCTGAGCACGCCCGCCAGCGCGGAGGCGCTGGCCACAACGGCCCAGTTGACCTCGCCGAGCACGGCGCTCGTGCCGATCGTCGCCACGGCCGTCTGCGCCACCGTCTTCACGGCGCGGATCGCGGCGGCCTTGAGCCACTTTTTCCAGTTCCTCATGGTTTTCCCCTCCTCATTTGATACCCATCCTTGCCAGCAGCCACGCGACGACCGCGCCGACTGCCACGAGGATGATCTTTTCCACGACCTTTTCCCAGCGCTTTCCCGGCGCTGCCTGCAGTGCCTCGATGCTTTTGCGCACCGCCTTGATGTCCTCGCCGCTCTTGGCCACGTCCCTTCGGATCGTCTGCTGCTCCTGCGCCATCACGGCCACGCTCGTGGCCAGCTGGTTTAATGCCCGCTGGTCCCGCTCGAGGCCCTCGATGCGGCGCTCGTTGCTCCGGCTGCGGTCCTCCGTCTCCTTGATCTTGACTGCGATCTCCTCCTGCGTCACCGCCTCACCGCCTCTCCAGATACTCGAGCTTAGCGTACCCCGTCACGCCCGCTGCGTCGACGACGTACAGCCACTCGCCCGTGTGGTACCCGTAGCAGCTGCACTTGCTGCCGTCCGGCATCACGCGGAGGCTGGCATACTGCGTGCCCGGTCCCTTGCGCAGGTTGAGCCCGCCGTTTGCCCTGACGGCGTAGCCGCGCCGGTATCCGGCCGTGTACTGCTTCGGCGGCTGCACCTTGTTGTCCGGCACGACCGTCGTTCCGCCGGAATACACCGCCTTGCCGCCGGGTCCGTACACGCTGTACCCCGTCGGGCAGGCCGCAATGGCGTTGCCGAGATTGCTGTATGCCCCGATCTGGCTGGCTGCGTCTCCCCAGCTCTTGCGGATGCGGAAAATTTCCTTTCCGCTCGGCTCCGGCGCCTGCTGCGGCTTGCCCGCCAGCAGCTCCGCCACGCGCCGCCGCAGCATCCCCATCGTGTAGCCGTGCCGCGGCCACCAGTTGTCCGGGTCGTTGTGGTCGGAGCCGTAGCCCCGCTGCCCGGCCTCGTTGTGGCTCACGATCTCCGTGATCGTTGGATAGGCCCTCATCAGGTGCGCGCACAGCTCGGCCGCCAACTCAAACGTGTCGCGGCAGTAGGCCGCGTCTCTGTGGTCGTCCTCGCAGATCTCAAACTGGATCGAGCAGTCGTTGTAACTGCCCTTGCGCCCGGAACCGACGCCCCAGCACCGCATTTTCCACGGCAGCGTCTGACATACTGCGAGGCTGCCGTCTGCCAGCTTGCCGAGAAAGGCGTGCACGCAGACGTACAGGCCACCCCGGTTCCAGTCGTTTCCGTAGCGGTTTGTGCCGAGGATCTCGCGCATCTGCGCGGCCGTCAGCTTGCGCTCCTGCGGCTGATACTGCATCAGCCCGGCCGTCTGCCCCGGCGCGGGCTGCACGTACCGGTTGATGCTCGTGTTGTTGGCCGCCGTGCTGTGCACCACGATCTTGGTCGGCGTCATAAACCTCCCGCGCTGGTAGCACTCGTTGGCCACCAGCAGGCACTGATACTGCTGCATGTTATCCCTCCTTAGAGCTTACTCGTCCCCTCGATGCCGCGCTGGACGCGGCCCTCCGTCCGCTGAGCTGTTCCATCTTCAATCCTCCACCTTGTAGCAGCGGTTCTCCCACTTTTTGTAGGCATCGAAGTAGCACTCGCGCTTGTCACCGTTGTAGGTGATCTCGTAGTACATACCATCAGGCACGGTGGTGCTCAGCAGTGCCTTGTTGTTCTGCAAGGTCTTGCAGCTCCAGACGACGAAGATGTCATCGTCCGCAATCAGAACGTTGTCGGTCTTATCGCTCCGACCGTTGAAATAGTCCTTGACCAGCTTCTTTGCGAGCTGGATAAATCGCTCGTTGTTCATGTTCACGTCTCCTCTTCCGGCGCTAAAGCGCCTCAAAATAGTACTCGTCCGTCAGGCTCTCAGCCTGCCCGGACCGGATCGCGATATACCGCCGTATCCCGTCGGTGTACCGCATCCCCTCCTCGATCCACATTCCCGGTTCAAAATAGATCATGGTTGGCCCTCCTGTTATTCCATTCAGGCTTTAACAGCCCGCCCGTCGTATGTTGCAAACTTTCCATCCTTTACCAGCACCTTTGTTTCCTTCACAGGGCTCTCTATAATCCAATCATAAACCTGCGCATTGCGTGATAGTACAGGTTGTTTGCACGTTCGCTCGAAATGTGCACGCCATCCGGAAGCATAGCTGCCGTTATTCCCGATTCCGTCCACATATCAACATACGGAGCTGCATATGCATCGCTGTCAAGAACAGCCTTCATAGCTTTCCTGGCACCGCTGACGTTATGATTACTATTGTCGTTCGCCCACTGTGTCTGCGGCGGAAGGACGAATCCAAACACCATTTGTCGGTTGTACGTGCCTTGTAACTGTCGTAGCTTTTCGATATAGTACCTTGTCGCGCCGTATACTGTCGTCGTGAGTTCCGACGTGTCATCCGTTGACCCGATTGCATCGGTGGAGGAATTCGAGCCGAAAGCAACTGTGATATAGTCTGGACATTCCGTCGTTCCTGCTTCGATCTCGGTAATGAACGCATTCAGAACCGCAATTCCATTCACAGCGGAATATGTTCCCCCTTCGGAATGATAGATATTGCTTCCACTCTTTGCCCGATTGTCGATAGTCAATCTGAGTTCTCTTCCGATGCGAGATGCAAATTTATATCCTGTCCATCTGCGAGCGTCACCCTCTGGATATGTAAGCCCGTTGTATTGATTCCAGTCTGTTCCTCCATACTCTTCGGTAAGAGAATCCCCGAACAGTGTCCATTTTTTCCCGGCATATGGCGCGTTGACCATAATCTGCGTGCCGCCGTAATCAAAAAGATCCATTAAATCGTACCTCCCGCAATAAATGTGTTTCCACCAGCCGCATCGTAAAGGAAAGATTTCGTCACCTTATCGTAAAGACATGCGACTCCGTTTCCGTCCAGCACGGGTATCAGATCCATCTTAGTCTCACCATATGCATCTTTAATCTTAAACGCATAGATACGTGTTTTACATCTATTGACGCCCCACGGCGTATCTTCGTTTGATTGTGTCCACAAAAAAATCGGGTTTGTCGGCTCTGCGAAGGTGGACGCCTTTTCGTCAACCATTGTCAGCAGGCCTTCACCAGCCTCGTTGTAGATGGTCGCCTTGCCTGGCTCCATCTCTTTAAGCGTGTACACTACGTTTTGTTCGCAGTTAAATGCAACTCGAGCATTATAATCAGTACCATCAGACGGCAAGCGCCGCGTGAAACCGGTGCTTGTCCCCGCTGTATATGCCATGCGCGTAATAAATCCATATAGCGCGGAGCCTCTTTTATACATACTGAAAACGTAGTCCCAGTCTGTTTGTGTTGCGGCAAATTTGAGCTCTACAAGATCGCCCACAGACGGGAAGTAATCAGTCTTGATATACGCTGTTCCGTCGCCCTGCAAATACTCGATTGCGGTATATGCCGCAGATGTAGCCGCGGCTGTAATTGTCACATTGCCGGTGACGGGATATATTGCAATCTTGTTATTGCTGTAGACTCCTTCAGTAACATCAACCCCTGACATCGTTACGACCACGTTTGTAATCTCAGTCCCAGCATCCGGCGTAAGATTGATTTCAAGGGTACCGCCTTCTATTATCCTCGTCTCCTGATTGTTCGCGGTAACGCTTGTTAGGCTGTACGTCACAGTGTAATAAGTTGCTGCTCCTGTCCATATTTTTTCTAGGGACTTCACCGTCTTACTTACATCTGCCGTATACGGAACGGTCTTAAATAGAGTGAGTATGAGATTTCTCTCACTGGAGGTTAACGCGTTCCCTTCGCTCGCGCTCCCACTCGGCATATCCACCGGCTCCCACGCCGTCGGCACGCCGTTTGCATCCACGGCGGAGATTTTGGCGATCTGGCCGACGGCGGCGGAGGTCATGCCGAGAGAGAGGCTCTCTCCGGAGTCGCCCTTTTGCGCCAAGAGCTGCCACTCCTCGTCGATCCCCGGTATCGCACCGGTTGTCGACGTTGCGGAAACAAATACATAACTGCTCCCCTTGTAGGACACGGCATCCAGCCGGTTATATGCCGTTTGTGCAGAGTACTCTCCGCGCCAGTTGATGGACGATCCACCCCCCGCGCCGACCACCTGATACACGCCGGTGTAGGCCGACGCGCTCATGCCATAGATGACAATTCCGTCCGATACCTGAGCGACCTGATTAAGCTGGATAACGCCGTTTGAGGATATGCTCACCATGTTGTTGCTGCTCAGCGCTCCGCCCTGCATCGTGATCGTGCCAGAGTAGTACTCCTGATTTGTCGCCCCGTCGGCGATGCACATCCACACCACGCCGTTTTCCGGCAGGTCTGCCGCCGGAATGCCGATGTACCCGCCCACGGCGCTCATCGCCTTGAGCGCCCCGCCGGAGCCGGAAGACCCGCCCGCCGGAATGTTTACCGTCAGATCCTCAGAGCCATCGTAAGTCCCCGTCGCCGCTCCCGTAAACGTCAGCGCTTTGGGGTTTTTGAGGCTCGTCGGCAGTTTGCTTCCCCACGCCGCTGCACCGTCCGCGCCGACCTGCAGCAGCTTCCCGGCGTCTGCTGCCGCGCTATCGGGCAGCAGTTTGAGCAGTGTCTTTTGCGCTGCCATATACGCCGCCACCCACGTCGTATCCGGGATGTACCCGATCAGATCATTGTCTCCGGTGTAGTCCTTGATGAGCTTTGCGATCTCCCACGCCTCATCCCCGGCGTAAACAGGGATCGTACCCGCAGCGGCATCCCCTATCTGTGCGGCAAGATTCCCCAGCACCGGCGGCAACTCCGCACTGCCGCCGCTTCCGGCCGGGCCCTGCGGACCCTGCGGCCCGGTATCTCCCTTCTCGCCCTTTTCGCCCTGCGGACCCTGCGGCCCGGTGTCTCCCTTTTCGCCTTTTTCGCCCTGCGGACCCTGCGGGCCGGTCAGCCCCTGCGGTCCCGGCGCACCCGCTGCGCCGGGATCTCCCTTGGCCCCCTTGGCTCCCTTGGCCGCGCACAGCTCCCACAGCTCGTCCACGCCCGGCTCGTCTCCGGCCGTGCTGTCGGCATCGTCTGTCCAGACGTAGCAGCTGCCGTTGTGCTCCACGGCGTCGAGCTTGGCGTATGACGTCGAGGCATCCCACGCCCCGCGCCAGCGAAAGGGCTTGCCGTCCTTGCCCGGAGCGCCTGCTGCGCCCTTGAGGCTGTCCAGCCACTCGGCCTCCGTGCCGGTGTAGCCGTGCGCCTTCGCGATCCCGTAGGCGCTCAGGTAATAGCCCTGCTCCACGGCCCTGCCGTATACCGGCCGGATGCACTTGGCAATGTGCCGCGCCAGATCGTTCCATGCGGTGTTATACCGCTGCATCGTGTTGGTGTAGCGCTCGTACTCGCCGTTGGCAAAGTCGACCTGCGCCTCCATCCACAGCCAATAGATCCCGTCGTAGGGATACGGCGCGGCCAGCGCCTCGGTTGGCGTCGCCGAATACGGCGTGATCTCGCTTAAGGCCAGCAAAAAGATCTCGTGGAGGATCTGCCCCTCCACTTGGTTGAGCCAGTCCAGCAGGATCGTGTCGTCGATCTCCGCCGGGATCGGCTTGAGCTGCCGCAGCCGCTCAAACAGTATCGTCGCTGTCATGTGTCCCCTCCGTCCCCGGCAGCTGCATGCCCTGGATCTCGCGCAGCAGCGCCAGCTTGTCGTCCATCGTCATCTCGCCGCCCGCGATCGCGGCTCTCGTCGGCGCGTCGGTGCTGATCTCTCGCCGCTCGCGCCAATCGTAGTTTGCCTGCAGCGCAAATTTTGCGCCCGCTGCGGAGTTTTTGTCCTCGAGCCGCTCCTGCAGGTACGTCTCGATCACCCGCTTGGCCTCGTCGCAGATGTCGTGCGTCTCTTCGGCGGCCAGATACTTGCTCCATGTCTGTCGGCTGATGCCCAGCCGCCCGCACAGCCCCGTGATCGTCGGCGGGCTGACCCAGCTCGTCCTGCTGGCTGGCGTCCCGTCCTCCGTCACCACGCGCACAAAGCGCGTCGCCGGGTGTCCGTACCGGTCAAATTCCGGCTGCCCGTCGTCGTCCAGCACCGGCTCCTCGCGGTATACCGGCTCCCGGTAGCGCAGCGCTGCAAAGTATTCCTGCACCGCGCGCCGAAGCGCTGCGGGCTTGTAAGCCTTTTTCCGGCCCATGTGCATCCCTCCCTGTTTGCCGTTAGGATACCACGGTAGCCGTGTTAGTTGCCGTCAACTTTTGTGCCGCGTTACCATGCCTCATACAGCCGCTTGCGCGCCCGGTAGAGCGTGCTCTCGCTGACGCCGTGCGCGATCGCCGCCGCCTGCACCGTCATTTTGCCGCAGCACCAATCCCGCAGCGCAGCGGCGAAGGCCTCCTCGCCGTAGGCCGCCTCGAGCAGCTTGGCGTCGATCCGTTTTTTGCCCTTTTTGCCCATGTCCTCGTAGCTGAGCAGTGTAAAGTAGATCAGGCCCTGCCGCCGGTACGGCAGCCGGATCCCGCTCATCCGCCGAAAACTCATCCCCTCGCCTCCCTTGTATGCACGATATCCGCTATACCGTTGCGGCATAGCGGTCCTGTCCCTGCCGGAGCGCCGCTCAGGCAGAGTCCTCCCGTATTAAGCTGGATATCCCATCCGCGCGCGCGTTTGTTTGCTCCGCGCCTGCGCATGCCCCCGCGCGGACCGCGAGTCAACTTTCTTTTTCGAGATTTTCGCCGCTTTCCAGCAGCTCGCGGGCCGCCATCTTGTGCCCGCCGAGCTTTTTCCCGCGCTTGCGGGGCACGTAGCGCAGATACGCCCCGGCCTCGCCCTCAACGTAGCGCTCCTCCAGCACTCTCGCGCCCTTCGGCGCGCGCATCTTGGTGCACAGCACGACCTCGCGCTCCTCCGTCGTCGGCAGAGCGGCTCCGCGGCTGACCTTGTATTTTTTGCGGTCCGGCACGCGCCGCACTTGCCGGAGCATGTAGTATGCGATCGGGCTGTAGTCGTCCTGGCCTCGGAGGCTGCGGATGTTGACGCTCCCGAGCGTCCAGGCGTCCCGCAGCGCATCCCAGCTGAGGCTCCCGTCCGTCTCCATGCAGATATGCACATGCAGGCGCACCAGCTCGCCGGTGTCGCCGTCCATGTCGCTCGCCGAAAGCGTGTAAAACGGGATCACGCCCTTGTCCTTCCGGCGCAGGCGGCGCAGCCAGAGCATCGCCTGATGCTCTGCGGCATCGCGGAGCTTGTCGGGATCGTCTCCGGCTGTCTCGCGCAGCTTGTCGATCCCCTCGTCCGCAAAGCGGAGCGTCACGAGCATCCCCTTGTCCGCCGTGCAGTTGCAGTTGAGCAGGCGTGCCAGGCGGCGGACTGCCGTGTTAAAATTCTGCTCCTGCTGTCTCGGCGTCGTCACGCCCGTCTTGCGCCCGCGCGGACGAGCGTTGTCGCCGACGTGATACCGCGTTTTTTCTACTACTCCGTTTTTGCAACGATAGGTCCTCTCCATTATTTTCACCTTGGTCTCCCTTCTCCCGCCACTGCGGGGCTATACATAAGCTTTTAGCAAGCCGATAAATACGCGCGTGCGCGCGTATTTAATATGGTATCACGCACGCGTGTGTTTCAAAAATCGCACGCATGCGTTACCCGTGTGTTCGGCTGTCAAGGTTCCCGTTTGTCGCCCTTCCGGCGGTTCCGGCGAGGCCCGATCCCCCGATCGGCCCCCGCCGCAGCCTCTGGCTGCGCTTATTTTATCCATTTTGTGCATTCTGCACAAATTTTAATTTTGTTTTTGTGCATGTTTTTTTCTCCCTGCCCCTTGATATACCACGCATCGCGTGGTATAATACAATCAGTAAATGACCCAAGGGTCAAATCAAAAACGGATCACAAATTGAAAGGAGCAAACTGCCATGAAGAAATACGTTGTATTCCCCGAGGGTCTCCCCCTCCCGGTTGTTAACATGACCGAATTGGAGCGCGAGCGGATTCTCCGCCGCCCTGTCGTCTACTTTGATACAGCCCGCGAAGCAAAGGCTTATGCAAGCAGGCATGCGCGTGAGAATGAGTTTGGCGTTGTCGTCGTTCCGGACGTCTATCCTTCCATAGATTGGGAGTACATCAATGCAAACCCCGAATGGTGGAAGGTCGGTCAGTTCGTCCCGCTATATTGCGGATCTAAGCGTACAATCCACAGCCGTACAAGATGGTCATTCCACAATCAAATCCCCCATCTGTTTCTCGTCCGCGGAATCTACGATATCTACTAAAATAATATTGGAAGGAGATCACCACCATGACCATCAACCAGTACCGCGGCTGCATCTCCGAGGTATTTGCCTACGCCGAGCGCGATTTCTTCGTATCCGACCTCGCGCTCTCCGAGATCTGGGGTGACGCCCCGGAGGATCCCATCCCCGATGCCCGTCTGGCCGCTCTCGGCCTGATCTGGGATGCCGCGCACCGCACCGTCCCGGAGATCGCCAAAGCCGCCGGTCTCAGCAACCGCAAGCTGGCGGAGCGGTTTGGCATTCCGTACCGCACCGTCGAGGACTGGGCGGCCGACCGCCGCGAGCCTCCGCTCTACGTCCGCCTGATGCTGCAGCAGTGCCTCGGCCTCCTGCCCAGCCCGGATGCCCTCGCCCCGGCCGAGTCCAAGATCACCATCGTCCTCACACCGGATCGTTTCCTCTCCGGCTCTCTCAGCGGGGAGATCATCCTTGCTGCCACTTCCGGCGGCGTTGTCTTTTCGGCTTCGGCCGTCGACCGGGACGGCGGCCGGTACGAAGTGTTTTGGTCGCGCTCCACCGGCTTTGACCGCCCGTCCATGGTCCTCCGTGACGATGTCGACGTCACCGATCAGATCGGCCGCGTCCTTTCCCCCGTCGTCCTGAGCGGCGCCGCCGACAACATCCTTTTCCTGGACGATGCCCCGCACCTCGCTTCTCCCGGCGCGTCCTGGTATGAGGCCAGCGCGCACGACATCTATGATCGGCATCACACCGTCTACTGGGAGATCGTGACCGAGGACGGCCGCACCGGCGTCGACATCGAGCATCCCGTTATGGTCAGGCGCGGCAGCGAGTACGTCACGAGCCGCATCTGCACGATTTATGATGATCAGTTCAACGCGTTCCTGCCCAACGACCGCGGCTACGATGAGCGGACCGACCCGTTCCGCGCCTAATATCCTACCATCGCCCCCGTGTTAGTTTCCGTCAACCTTTCGGCCGTTCCGCTCGGCCCCGCATCCCTGCGGCGCTGAGCGCAGCACCCGCCCGGGAGCCTCCTGTGAGGCTCCCGGCTTTTTGTTTTTTACGGCTACGGCAAATACCCCGCCGCCCGCATCGCCTCCGTGGAGATCGCGACCTTGGCGTCCATCACGTCCTCCCACCCGGCCTCTCCGTGCGCCGCCACGGCCAGCCGCGCGTCTGTCGGGCAGTAGGCCCGCTCCTCGTACACGCGCCCGTCCCGCAGGATCACCTGCATTGGCACCGGCTCCGTAAAGAAATACTTCGCCATCTCACAGCCCCTCCGGCAGCGGCGGCAGACATCCAACGTTATCGCACCAGCCGCGCAGTTTGCCGTAGGACCCGTAGGCCTTGGCCCCGGAGTCCCAGAGGTACCGCGCCAGCGCCTCGATCTCGTCGAGGCCCCAGCCCTCGAGGATCGGCTCCTCGGCCGCCTCTCGCGCTCTGGCGATCGCCAGCAGCTCCTCCCCGCTCTGCACGCCCCTGGCCCGAGGGACCGTCCGCCCCGCCGCCTCGCACGAGGCGCAGATCCATACCTGCGTTGGCTCCATCTCCCGCCCGCAGCACCGGCACAGGCGCGGCTTGTGCCGCCTCTGCCGGCCGCGCAGCCGCTTTGCGGCCGAGCTGCTCTTTCCCGTCTTTGCCATGCCGTCACCTCCTCTTGGTGTAATCGATCTCCCGGATGTAGGGATGCCGCACGGCAAACGGCACCGTTGCCTCGCCAAAGATCTCGCGCAGCGCGCCGTCGAGCTGCTCCTGCATGTAGTCCTGCTCCGGGCCCGGCCGGAAGGCCGGGCCGAACTCCTCCTTGAGCTCGTTGAGCCTCGTCAGCAGACGCGCGATGCGCTCCCGGCCCCATACGTCGTCTCCCATCGCCTGCTTGTCCCGCAGCGCCACGCACAGCATGTCGTGCACGATCTGCGCCCCGGAGTCCAGCCCGATGTCCAGATACCGCTGCCGGTCCCGCTGCACCCGCTCCGCATAGCTATTGCCCATCATTGGCCTCCTTTTCTGGGCTTCCCAGCCATTTGATCAGGCACTCGCGGCATGTGTTTGCCTCACAGGGATAGCCCTGTCCGTGCAGCACGTTGCACAGCCCACTCAAAAGCTCATCCGACTCCGCCAGCTCCTCGTCCGTCATCGCTCGGATGCGGTCGCCGTTGGTCATCGGCTTCGGCGCGGCCGCCATGACGCTCCGCTGCCAGGCTTCCGTCATGGCCCAGCGGTCCGGCAACGTGATTTTTGCCCCCACGTCGTCCGGCTTTTCCGGCTTTGCTGCATCCTGGATCAGCCCCTCATGCTTCCAGCACTTTTCCAGCGCCGCTGCTGCTCTCATCAGCAGCGGCCCTAGCAGCACGCCCTGATATCTGACCCCGTTGACCTGCAGGCCTGTTCCCGCCAGCGTGCGCCCGGCATCGGTCAGCATGTTGATCAGATCGGCCCTCCACTTCGCTTTTACTGCCCTATCGATAGCCTCGCTAATGTTCATTGTCGATCCTCCTTCGCGAGTTTCCCGCCCATGCACCACCGGGGCAACATCGGCGGCTGGCATCTCCGCGATTTCCCGCTTTGCATCCGTCATTGTGGCCAGCCTGTTGGTCACTTCCACCTTGGTCAGGCGTGCTATCGCCATGTCTCGGCTTATGTAATCACCCATTGTCTACCTCCATTTCCGCACCGCACACATCGCAGTATGCGGCTCTGTACTCGTCCCACTCGTGTTCTTCACCGCACTCCGAGCAGATTTGACAGCCATTTTCCTCAATCCAGTGTCCGCGCCGCACGGGCGCGACATCGGCGACCGGCAATCGGTGTACTGCTTCTTCTGCCTCAAAAACGCGTTCTCTCGCCTTGTACCCGGCAGTTCTGACGTACACCTTCATTATTGCGTCAATCGCAGCTTCTCGCTCAATGTATTCAGCCATTGACAGTCCTCCTGTTCATCTCTTCCGCGAGCGCGCGGAAGATCGGGTATGCCTGCTGCGGTACGACCACATTGCCGAGGGCTCTAATTCGCTCCACCCGGCAGGGAAGCCCATCAGCCACTCTGCCCACTCCGGGTTCAACTGCCCATTGACGTCCGTCCCAGTCGCGTCTCCCCGGCAGGGTGTCGCATACAGCACGCAGCCCCTCATATTTTTCCGTTGCAGATCGTGCTCCGCGCTCCGGCTCCCCATCGGTCCGGTCCCCTTGCTGTCCGAGGCTTTCAGCGTCGGATAGATCGTCGATCCCCACAAAAAAGCATCTTGCCCGCCGGTGCCAAGCTCCGACAGCCGCAGCTTCAAAATTAAACACGAGGACGTTATAGCTTTCACGCTCCAGATCCTCGACCACCTGCCGGGCGGCAATGCCGATGATTCCAGGTACGTTCTCACCGACGACGCAATGCGGCCTAAGCTCCCGGATAACGCGGAGCATTTCAGGCCACAGAAACCGCTCGTCTTCCTTCCCACGCTGCTTTCCGGCCACGGAAAACGGCTGGCAGGGGAATCCTCCGGATATAACGTCAACTGTTCGCAGACCTCCGGTCCGCTCATAAAATCCCTCCTTTGTCAGGGTACGGATATCCCGCCAGCGCGGGACGTCCGGCCAGTGCTTTTCGAGCACCGCCGTCGGATAATCCGCCATTTCGCATTGCCCGACGGTCGTAAAACCGGCCCACTCGGCCGCAAGATCAAGGCCGCCGACTAAATCCCGGAAAACAAACTAAGGTGTGTGCGTTCCGGCATCTCGCATCCCCCCTTTGTCGTATTCCCGATGGCATGGCCTACACATTGGGGCATAATCCATGATATCGTTGTAATTTCCGGTTAGGTTCGCCCAGTCGAAAAACCGGCCTTGGCCTTTCGCCCCACAGACACAGCAGCCATAATCACTTGCACGCCCTCTGTTACTCTTTACCCTTTGGTGGTAAGAGCCGTATAGCGCTTTTTCTCCCTTCCACGACGATTTTTTCTCCCCGCGCTGATCCCTTTTGGCTGCTTTTCTCGCTTTTATTCCGTTATTCCGCATAAATCTCCAGATGACTTTTTGCGTTGTCCCCATGTACACCGCAATTTCCGCTTGCGTATGCCCAGTTTCATACATGCTTCGTACTTGCCCTACGTCGAGTTTTGTTGAGTACGCGGCACTCTTCAGCTTTCTCCATTCTGGTGTGCACCTTCTCTTTGCCGCCTCGGACATTTTCTTCCTCGTTTCCGACGAAAAGTTCTTCACTTCATTCCTCCCTCCATGCCTCGAGCTGCTCCTCCTCGATCTTGTACACCGGCTTGATCTGGTACCGGCAGTACTGCATCTCTAAGCTTGCCCCGCGGCTCTGCTCCCAGCCTGGCAAAAATACCACGAGGTCGGCCGCGCGGATCATCGCAAGGCACACGTCCATGTATACCTTTCCCGGCCAGTCCTCCGGCAGCTCCGCAGGGTTCAGCACCTTGTCGGCCCTTGGCGTACCGTAGTAGCGCTCCATGCTGATCGTCCGGTCCTCTCCCTCCCGCAGCAGCAGCCGCTTCGCGGCCGCGAAGCGCGGCTTATAGTTTTCGACGCCGGTGATCCCACCGGCAATATATACTGTCATATTCTTACCTCCACGAGCTCGCCGCCCCTGCAGGCGTACCATGTGTTTGGCTTGATGTTCACGCCGTCGACGATGCCAGCGGCGACGCTCGAGATCTTGCCGCTATCTGCCCGCTCGACGGCGAACAGCGCGCAGCCGAGCGCGCCCATCACTCTGCCGCCAGCATTGGTTGTCGTAGCCACGCCGTCAGCGCCTTCAGCTCTGGCTTCTCCGATCATCCCCGTAGCCACGGCTGAGCCCCACTCTCCCACAGCCTTGGCTTCCCCTTGCGTTCTCGTGGCCAGCGCCACACCAAGATACCCCCTAGCTGTTGCTCTCCCGTTGTCTCCCATGGCGACCGCTACGCCCCCGAAGTCTGATACACTGGCCCATTGGGCGTTTTCCATCACGGCAACAATTCCGGTTTCCCCATTACCGGCGCAGATGTTTCCCGTGGGAGATTCTTCCCGCTTTTTTCTCCTCCACATCACTCCACCTCCACCTCCACGAGTTTCCCGCCCTTGCAGATGTACCATGTATCGGGCTTGATATCAACGCCATCGACGATGGCGGAGGCGACGCTTAGAATCTCGCCGCAATCCGCACGCTCGACGGCAAACAAAGCACAGCCCCGCGCTCCCATTACCATGCCACCGGCACCAGATGCCAAGGCAGCGCCCTGATCGCCCGTGGCGGAGGCAGCGCCCTGATAGCCCGTGGCGGAGGCAGCGCCCTGACGGCCCGTGGCGGAGGCAGCGCCCTGATCGCCCGTGGCGGAGGCTGCGCCATGATAGCCCGTGGCGGATGCTGCGCCCAGATTGCCCGTGGCGGAGGCTGCGCCCAGATTGCCCGTGGCGGAGGCTGCGCCATGATCGCCCGTGGCGGAGGCAGCGCCCTGATAGCCCGTGGCGGAGGCAGCGCCCTGATAGCCCGTGGCGGATGCCGCGCCCTGATAGCCCGTGGCGGATGCTGCGCCTTGACAGCCCGTGGCAGAGGCAGCGCCCTGATCGCCCGTGGCGGATGCTGCGCCCAGATTGCCCGTGGCGGAGGCTGCGCCCAGATTGCCCGTGGCGGATGCTGCGCCCTGATGGCCCGTGGCGGAGGCTGCGCCCAGATTGCCCGTGGCGGATGCTGCGCCCTGATAGCCCGTGGCGGAGGCTGCGCCCTGATGGCCCGTGGCGGATGCTGCGCCATGATAGCCCGTGGCGGATGCTGCGCCCTGATGGCCCGTGGCGGATGCTGCGCCCTGATAGCCCGTGGCGGATGCTGCGCCCTCACGGCCCGTGGCGGAGGCAGCGCCCTGATCGCCCGTGGCTGCCTTAGCCTTCTTGATTTTTTCCTCAAAAAGGCCAAAGCCGAGCTGTTCTTTTACCCACTCGATCTGCGCCTTTACCAGACCGGCAATTCCGAGTTCCGCACCGATTCTGATCTTCTTCGCACAAGCCTTGCTGTCGGCGCTTCGTTCGGCGGATACGTCCTCCAGCTCGACCTCACGATAGATGCTGCCGAGTCCCGGCGCGTAATAACCCAGCACGTCAAGCGGCATGGTGCAGGCGTGGAAGCCTTTTTCGCACAGCACTGCCTCCGGCGCCTCGTAGGCATGCCCCTCGGCGTACTGGAAGCCGCGACACTTCATATTTCTATCAAATGCCTTGTATGCTTTCATAATTTCTCCTTTCGTTCTCTTGCCGCGCGTTTTTCGGCCGCGCGGCGGCGGTTATATTCCTTCTGGCGGGCCATCAAGGCCTCCCGATCACCCGGCACCCGCCGCGGAGACCGTCGCGATCAAATTCCACGACGTACCGGTTGTTTTTGTCCGGCCCGCTGCGGATCACGCCGACGCCGTAGTGCCACGTCCCCGTGCACACCGCCAGCACCCGCTCGCCGGGCTCCCACCTGTTCTTCTTTTCCATGTTCAGCTCCTTTCTGATGCTTGCGGCCGGGCAGCGCCGCAGCGGCGTGCTCGGCCATTTTGCGCAGAGCGGCGCGTGCTCGATCACGCGCCCCGTCACCCCGCACCTGTAAAATTTTTCATCACGGCCGGCGTCCTCCTCCCGGAGATACCGGCACGCGCGGCAGACGCACGTAGCCATCACGACGCGTGGATCCATCGTACCAGCAGCGCCGCCACGGCCAGCAGACCGGCCCCGATCCACGCCGAGGCGCGCATCACGCACACCCCGAGGATCATGCAGGCCATCGCGGCCGTTGCCAGCACCAGCATCGCAACCTTGCGGTCCGCGTCCGCTCTGGCCTTCTTGGCCCTCTGCTCGGCCACGGCCGCCCGCAGCTCCGCCTCCCGGCATCTGCGGGCCTGCGCTCTGGCCTCCGCCTTGCGGTTCAGCTCGTCGAGCCGGGCCTGCTCGATCTGCGCCGCGCTGCTCATCCAGTTCATTCCTCTTCCTCCTCCAGCCACTCGGCTGCCCGCCTCGTGCAGGCCTCGGCCATCGTATCGTCCGCTCCGTCGTTGCGGCAGTAGAGGCAGAGCCCCCGCTGGTTGTATTGGCAGCTCCTGCACCACGCCGCGTCGACGAGCGCCTCCGCCATGGCCTCCGTGCTCTGCACGGCCCTTTCAAAATTCGTCATACCTACCTCCTATATCTGGAGAGGGCGGCAGGTATCGAGCCTGCCCTCCGCGGCTTGTGCTCTCGCCGCGGCCGTCCCTTGCGCGCCCTCAGGTCGGGCGGATCACGCGCCGCCCTCCGCGCCCTCCGGCTTGAGCCGGAGGGACTGCAGCCGTTTGTAGTTTCGCTCCATCTTCTGTACATCGAGGCCCCACGCCTTGTAGGCCGCCTCGGTGTTGACGTGGTTGATGTTCCAGCACTGGATGCCGTCGCGCTCCTGTGCTTCCCGCACCAGCGCCTTGAGGCGGCTGATGGTAGACGGCGCGACGCCGAACAGTCCCTGAATATCCTTGTTGCTCAGCTCCAGCCGCTCATAGTAGAGCCGCAGAGCCGTTTCGATATTCCTCACCTGTGGGACCCGCACCCGCCCGGTCCTCATAGCGTTCCGGCCTCGTTGGTCGTCCCGGCGTCCTGCCCGGTCACGATCTGCTTGGCCAGCTCCTCGAGCATCTGCTGCTGGGCGCGGAGCTGCTCCTCCTTCTGGGCCAGCTCGGCCTCCCAGTCCCGCAGGACTCCCGCCTGCTGGTCGAGCTCATCGCGCTTTCGCGCGATCTCCGACCAGTGGCTGATCTGCATGTCGCGCGCGTTGCGCCACATGCGCTCCTGCGTCATGGCCTTCCGCTGGAGTCTGCTGCGCTCCCGCGCTGCCAGAGCCTCCTGCAGCACCACCAATGCCAGCCATGCGGCCAGCGCGAAGCTAATTGCGATCCTCATATTGCCCTCCGTTCTTCCAGATTTGTCTTTTCGGCGCTCTGCACGCACCATCGGTAGCGGCGCTCACTGCGCAGCCGTTAGCGGCTTTGCCGCCCTACGGATGCGGCGTGCCCCTTGCGGGTAGTGAGCGCCTTGAATGTACCCATTCTGTTGCTTGAGTGCTCTGGTGCACCGCCGCACCCTCTTACTCATTCCGCTTATCCACGGCAACAATCATGCCGTAGATGCAGCCCTTGACGGCTGCCATCTCCGCCGCCGTCATCTGCCCGGCCAGCGTCAGCAGCTTATCCGCCAGCTGCTTCAGGCTCTCGCTCATTCTTACCCCCCCCTTACTCCGCCGCGATGTACCCCATCGCGATCTTGGCCGCCCGGCGGAGCTGGCTTCGCGTGCGGCGCATGCGCTCGTCGGCCGTGACCAGCCGCGTCCATGCCTCCTTCTCGGCGGCGCTGTTGACCAGCTCCGGGATCAGGTTGCACCATTCACATTCGGCGTCCTGCAGCTCTGCATGGCATCGTTCCGCCTCGTCCACCTTGTCCCGCACCCTGAGCATGGCCTCGCGGTCAATGCCCTCTGCCGGATGCTCGTTCTGGTCCGGCGTCTTCTCCGCGTCCTGCTCGGGCTTTTCGTCCGCCTGCGCAGCCGCTTCTTCCTTCAGCATCCCGGTGAGCAGCGCCAGGATCGCAACGCCGCCGCCCACGTCCTTGCCCCTCAGCTCCGCGCTGTAGGCATCGAGGATCGCCGACCGCAGCTTCCAGCGGACGCTCTGCTCCTCTTTGCTTCCCGCCGGTTCCTCCGGCAGCATTCCCAGCATCAGCCGGTATTTCTCCGGCATCGCCGGGATCTCGATCTTCTTTTCGTTGTTCATTTCTTTACTCCTTTTTTCATTTTTCTTGCAATCCGCTCCCCCGCGTGGTATCCTTTCCGCGAAAGGAGGTGATTTTGTGCCTAACTTGTTGATTGTTTACTTCCATCCGGCGGCTCATCATGACCGGTCAGAGGTTGCAGCTCTGTTCCCGGAGGCGATCCATGTTGACGAGCACATCCCCGGCGCGTTTGAAATCGTGGTAATGCTCCCTTACAGCGAGGTTCGGCATCGTATCTATGAGGCATTCGGCCACGAAAGATACTACATTGCCCGCGTCGCTGTCGGAACCATCCACGGCAATTAGCCCCTCGCCTGGCCGTAAGTCTTGCCCCGTCCCTTGTGCCGGGGCCTCCCCGGCCATCTCGGCCGCTTGCGCTTGACTGTTTTGCTCACCACGACCACCTGACCGCTCTTGTCACGGTAACAGTATCGGTGCACCCAGGTTTCCGGCATCCCCTCGCCTCCTTTCTTTTCGTCTCTTGGATTTGTTTCGCTGTAACTAGTTTATGTTTCCTAAAAGCATAGTACCACACTCTCGGCCTCTTGTCAACATTTATTTGTTTCTTGATAACTTTTTGTTGACTGGTTGGCATTGATGTGGTATTCTAGTAACAAAGGTGGTGATAGCATGGCCGAAATCAACGATCGAATCGCAGCCGTCCTCAAGCATTCTGGACTCACACAGGAGAAATTTGCCGAGCGCTTGAACGTTAGCCGATCTTTTATCGCCGTTCTCTGCACGAGCGATCGGCGCCCCTCCGACCGGACGATCCGCGACATCTGCCGCGTTTACGGCGTGTCCGAACTTTGGCTGCGCGAGGGGCAGGGCGAGACGTTCGTCCCCCGCACGCTGCGGCAGGAGATCCTCGACCTCGCGCGCAGCCTTTCGGAGGCCCCGCCGGGCGACCTTCGCCGGGACTTCCTGCTCGCGCTGGCCGACCTCCCGCCGGAGTTCTGGCCCAAGCTGGCCGACTTCATGGAGGAGATCCTTGCCCGCCGCGCCGACGATCCCGGCAAATAGCGCAAAGCCCGCAGCACCCGCTGCGGGCTTTTGCTTTGCCCGATCCGATAGGGCATCTGTAAGGGCCGGGCTGTCCCCTCCCGGCTCCGCACCCGCGCCCCGCACCGGCCTGTAGGCACCATCGGTAGCGGCGCTCATTGAGCGCCCGGTACGCACCCATTCTGCAGCTTGAGTGCTCTGGTGCACCTCCGCACCCCCGGCCGCGCTGCCCGATTCTGCCGAAAAAAACAAGACCGCACCCGGTCTGCTAACGGATGCGGTCCTGTTTTGCAAAAAGAAAGGAGATTTTTGTGCACTGAAAACGAAAGAAAGAATCGATAAACGCTTACTACCCTGCGCCCCTGCCTATATTATAGCGCATCGTTTTCATATTCCAAACGCGAATTGCGCCGCAGCGCCCGAAGAAACTGCAGCAAACTGTAAAGCTCCGCCTCCGTCAGGTGCGCCAGCTCCCCGATCACTTCTGCCAAAATGTCCATCTTTTTTCCTCCTTTGCCGTCGTAAGGGTTGCCCCTCCCCCCGCATTCTAGCATTTTTGTGCATTTTACACTCTGTTATTTGTGCAATGTGCCGCTTGATATCCCCTGCCGCTTTATGGTATACTGCAAATGTCAGCCACGTCCGCTCCCTGTAGGGGCCGGGCATGCCCCTCCCGGCTCCGCACCCGCGCGCCGCACCGGCCTGCAGGCACCATCGGTAGCGGCGGTCAGCGACCGCCCGGTACGCAGCCATTCAGTTGCTCAAGTGCTCTGGTGCACCTCCCGCCCTGTCATTGCGAGGAGCGAAGCGACGTGGCAATCTCTGGAAGGAGTGTTTCCCATGTACTGGCTATATTTCGCGCTCGCATCCTCCGTCAGCTATGTCCTCCGTCTCCACCTGCATGCCTTCACCTCGCGCGCCGAGGAGCGCAAAGGCGTTACCTTCTCCTATTCCCTCGGCAGGTTCTTCTACCACGTTTTGCTCCTTCTTTCGTTTCCGTTCGAGGCGCTTTTCGCGTTTCCGTCCCTGACGGAGCGCTACTACAATGACGAGCTTGTCCGCTACATTGAGGCCGTCGCGGAGGGCCGTTCTGCCTCCCCCCTTGAACAGCTCCGGCTTATGGCCTCTCTCACTCCCACCGTGCAAAGCGGCCCGAAGGCCGGGCAGAATCTCACCTCTTACTCCAAACAGGAGTTTGAGCGCCGCTACGCTGCCCGCCCGGACCCGGAGGATTGCCTCACCGACCCGAACGAATACAAGCGCTGGGCAGAGGAGGTCATCGCCTACTACTCCGCGCCGCTGCGCTATCACTTTATCGCCTGACGCACACACATCTCCAGCACGTCCAGCACCTCCCGCCGCCCCTCCGGCGGCAGCCGCAGGAACTGCTGTACTATCTCCTCCGTGGCTGGCTGCCCCCCACAGGCAGCCAGCCGCATTTTCTCCGCCAGCCTTCGGACGTTGTCCTGCTGCTCCTCCCGCATTGCGCGGTATCGGCGCAGGCACCACCATCGGATCCAACTCTGCATACTGCGCACCCCCTTGCGCCCTCATCGTACCACGTCCACCCGGCGCGCTTCCAGCCGCAGAACCGGCCCCTGCTTCCCGTTTCTGCGCCTGTGCGTGCCCGTTTTTGCACCAGACAGGAGGCGACACATGTTATCCGATCGCATGAATGAGATCAAGCAGAAAACCGGGCTCACCAATGCCTCTTGGGCCGAGCGGTCCGGCGTCCCCATCAGCACCGTCTCGCGGATCCTCTCCGGCGCGACGGAGAACCCCGGTTTCCAAACGGTCCTCGATCTGATCTCGGCTGCTGAGGTCCCGCTCTCGGCCGTCCTTCCGGATGGCCTTGTCTTCCCGGACTCTCCCGCTTCGTCTCCCGCTGCGGAGCTGCTGGCCGAGAAGGATCGCCGCATCGCCGGGCTGGAGCGGCAGGTCGCTTTCCGCTCGCGCTGGATGCGGCTCCTCGCCATCATCTGCACCACGCTTGTCGCCGTGCTCGCCTTTTTGCTGATTTACGACGCGCTCAGCCCCCACGTCGGTTGGCTCCGTTATTGATTGGAGGCCCCTCGTGCCGATCACAAAAATACAAAAAAAGCGCGACGGCCTGCAGGGCTATCGCGTCCGCGTCAATTATACCGATCCCGACACCGGAGCCTACCGCCGGGTCGAGCGCATCGTCTACGGCAAGGCCGAGGCCGCCGAGACGGAACGCCAGCTCAATGCCGAGATCAAAGCCCCTGCCCCTACCGCCGACGACCGCATCACCGTCGCCGAGTTTGCCCAGCAGTATCTCAAATACAAATCGAACGAAGTGCGTGCATCCTCGCTCGCCACGCATGAGGCCCGCCTGCGCACGCACGCTATCCCATTTTTCGGCCCGCTGCGTATGCGCGCCGTCACCCCACGGCACGTTGCCGATTGGGTCTCGTCCCTGCACAGTAAGGGCCTCGCCCCCAATACCATCTCCGAGGTCTACGCAATTACAAAATCCATGTTCGCGCGCGCCGTCGAACTCCGCATCATCCCAACATCTCCCTTCGGGCGGCTCCGCCGTCAACGTAAGGCCATGCCAGACGCCCCGCAGCACGATTTCCAATTCTATACCGCAGAGCAATTCAGGCGTTTTTACGCGTCGGCAGCCGCCTCCGTTTCCATTGCAAAAAATCCCATTCAGGAGCGGCAATACATGATGTTTTTCGTTGCCGCGTTTTATACCGGCATGCGGCCCGGCGAGATTCTCGCCCTTCACTGGACGGATATCGACTTTCCGGCCCGCCTGATCCGCATCCGCCGCACTTATTCCGATCGGTACGGGGAGGGGCCTGTCAAAACGGAGTCCTCTGTCCGCGATATTGGCGTCCCCGCCCCCCTTTTCGAGGAGCTGCAGGCGCACCTCCGTTTTCAGCGCGGCATGCCCGGTTTTTCTCCGGACTTCCTCGTCTGCGGCGGTCCTTCGCATCTCGTGGCGTATACTGTCCGCAGGCACAAGCTTGCCTATGCGAGCGGCGCAGGACTCCCGCAGATCCGCCTCCATGATTTCAGGCACTCTCACGCCTCCCTGCTCGTTAATAATGGCATCAATATCCAGGAGGTCGCGCGCCGCCTCGGCCACTCCAATGTCAAGGAGACTTGGGACACCTATTCCCACCTGTATCCTCGCGAGCAGGACCGCGCGATCACCGTTCTTGACACCGTCCAGCTCTCTCCTCTAACCACCCCGTGATTTTCGGTGTTTTTTCGGTGTTCTCCCTCTTATGCTCCATCTCCGAAAGCGCCGGAACCCTTGTGTTTTCAATGGTTCCGGCGTTTTTTATCCTCTCTTTTTTCGTTGATGCTCATCAACAACAACTTTCATTCATCTTTCTGTTTCTTTCTCTTTCTGCCTCTCAACACATCTCATTTTCTCTCTTTACATTGCTCAAACTTCAACTTTCTCTTACCCCAATTTTCAAATCTTCAATTCTCTCGGTGCTCATTCGGTGCACAAAAGGCCCCGGCAGTCTCCTGCCGGGGCTGTTTTTGTGTCACTCCACGATGCACTCGTAGTACACGCGCGCCTTGTCCGGCACGGCGTCCTTGTCCTCGAGCCACGCCTTGGCGAGGTCGAGGTAGAGGTCCGTCCCGGTGCAGCCGTGGTCCATGAGTACCTCGCAAAAATCGCTGTACACCGCATTCATCGCGCACCAGAATTCGATCGGATCGCAGTCGATTCCGCGCTCGTGCATCATCTTGAGCACATGGTCCGGTGCCCACTTCGCGCCGACCGTGCCGTCGGCGTTTTTCATACCGCCGACCCACTTCTCGGCCTCCTCCCACGACAGACGGTCGTCATCGTCCTGCTGCTGCTCGAATCCGATATGCCCCATCTCCCGGCGCTCCGGCTCGCGTCTGCGTCCGCCGCCTCGCGGCTCGATGTCGTACCGGCGCCCCATCGGCTCGTCGCGGTAGCGGCGATCATAGTCTCCGTCGCTGCGCGGTGCATAGCGGCCGTCATTGTAGCGCTCGCGTCCGCGCCCGTCGCGGAATCGGCCCTCCGGCCGGTCTCTGCGTTCCTCCTCGCCGCTCCCGCGGCGGTAGAACATCATTTTTGTCCTGGCGTCCATATCGTCCCTCCTTATGCCGTCGGCGCCGTGCCGTTGACGCTCGCCAGATTGCTGCTCGGCGCGCAGGCAGCGCGTCCCAGCAGCCGGAAACTGCCGCCCGTCGCGGTGGTGTTGAGTACCGTGCTGTACTTTGTCCGCGTGCGGATCGCACAGGCGGTCAACTGTGCGCAGCCGCAGCTTGTCAGCGGATACTGCACTGTCCCGCTGCCGATCGTCACCACAACCGGAGCCGTGATGGTCGCCGTCGTCGGGATCGTCTGCGCCACGACGAGACAGTATTTCTCGCCGTCGTTGTAGCTCCCGGCCGGCAGGTTGATCGTCAGCACGCCGTCCGCAAACGTCACGGCCTGCGAGATCACAAGGCGGCGGCACAGCTTACACACGTTGTTGCATGCCATGGTATATCCTCCTTTGCTCAGGGGCGGCAGCTGCCGCCCCGATCTCTCATCCCGTCAGCAGCAGCCGTAGCCCTGCTGGCAGCCTGCGCCGCAGTACGCCGCATGAGGGTTCTGGACGAGGTACGTCGGCTGCGGCGTCGAGTTGCCGGTCCGGCGGATCAGCTCTGCCGTGTTGGCGTCCATTGCGGCCTTGAGCACGGCGTTCTGCTCGCTCTGCGAGGCGGCCAGACGGAGCGTCTGGTTTTCCTGCTGCAGGGTCGAGATCTTGTCGTTGACCATAAAGTCCAGGATGCTGCGCGTGTTGGCGTTGGCGTTGTCGATCACGTCGCGGGCTGTGCTCTGGATGGTGTTGCGGATGTCGCAGCTCTGCGTCGCGAGGTTGTAGTTGGTGTCGGCAAAGCCGCGCTCCATCAGGCGCTGCGTCTCGCAGCAGCACTGCTGCTGTCTCGCTCCGAGGTCGCAGATCTGGCCCTGCACGCCGTTAAAGCCCTGCATCATGCCCATCTGCGTGGCGTTAAAGCCCTGCTGCATCGCGATCTGTCCGTTGAGCATTCCGGTGTTCATGGCATAGAAACCGTCGCACAGGCCGTTCTGGAGCCCGCGGATGCCGCTCTGGATCTCTGCCGTCACAAAGCCGTCGTTGACTGCCTGCCGCGTGTCGATGCCGCTGAGATACGGCACCGCCATACCGCCCCCGTTGTTTCCGTTGTTGCCCCAGTTGTTGCCAAAGATCAGAGCAAACAGGATGATCACAATCCACCACGAGCCGCCGCCAAACATATCGTTGTTGTTGCGGTTGCCGGAGTCAGCGCCCAGCGCATACCCCATGCCAAAATCATCTGCCATTGTTATATCCTCCTCAGTTATTTATGATCCCACGGGCCGCGCGCGCCCGGTGAGTCCTTGCTGCGCGGCTTTTGTCAGGATCCGCAAACCGAGTGGATATGCTTACCGACGGAAAGGCAGCCCCAGCTGCTGTGCCATCTGCTCTACCGTCGTACCGCGCTCCCGCGCGGCGTTGTCCGCCATCTGGAGGAGCTGGTTATAATTTTTGCCCGCCAGCATCTGCTGCATCTGCTGGAGCTGAGGTCCCGCGCCCATCTGCTGCAGGGCACCCAGCGGGTTCCTGCCCCGCTGCGCCATCTGGATCATCATCATGAGCGGATTCATTCTGCCGGTTCCTCCTTCTTTTCTGCGGCAGTGAGCCGCTCGCTGATGCCGTTAAGCTGCGCCTGCATCTGCTGCAGCATCGTCAGCACCGGGTCTGTCGCGGTCTGTGCGCCGTTCTGCGCGGTCTGCGGAGGCGGCGCTGGAATATACTCCCCAAAGCGTGCAGCGCCCGCCGCAGCGTCCCAGCGCTTGGTGTAGATGCGGTTGTTTTGGATGTCCGCAAACACCATCAGGCTGCCGGAAAAGTCCACCGGCGTCGAGCTTGCCTCCTCGCGGCTCGATACCATCCTGCACATCGGCCCCTGCGGCTGCAGCGGCTGCTGCCCGTACCCGCCGTATACCGGCGGCATCACCTGATTGTACCCTGTCTGATAGGGATATGCCATTGTCTCCGCCTCCTGTCTTTGATGGATATATCATACCGTCTCAGCCTCTGCGCTGTGCCCGCTTCCGGCGCGTCTGTGCCCGCAATGTGTGCAGCCGCCGCTCGATCCCCTGCATCCGGCGGGACACCGTGCTCCGCGTCATCCCCTGCCCGAATTTGTCCTCCATCTCAAATGCGATGTCCAGCTGCGCCACCTGATCGATCAGGCACCGCCGCGCGATGTAGCTGTCCTCCTCCCCGAGGTTCGCCGCCCGGATCAGTGCCTCTACCTCCTCGCGCCGCATCCCGGCCGTGCAGCTCCCCGCCTGCATCCTGCCCTTTGACATAGTTCCCCCTCCTGTGCATAAAAATGGGAGAGGGCTTTCGCCCTCCCCCGCTGTGCGGTATTTTGTTAATGCCACGGAGCCTTGTACAGGTCCCGCTCTGCGTATCCCTCCGCCCGGTAAAGCAGGTCTTTCTGCTCTGTCGTCAGCTGCAGGCTGTTGATCAATGCGAGGATCTTCGCCTTCTTCGACCCGCTGATCGTCTTGCCGTTCGCGTCCTTGTCCGCGCTCAGCTCGGCTTTCTGCTGCCAGTACTTCATCCAGACCTTCGCGCTGATGCCGCCGCTCCGGGCCTCCGTCAGCTTGTCGTAGGTCTCCTCGCTCAGCACGGTACTCAGCGCCTTGTAAAGGCTGGTGTCCGTCAGGCCCTGCTTGAGCAGCACGTCCACCTTGTCGTTGGTCGTGAGCTGCCCGTTCTCGCCGGTCCCCTTTGCGCTGGCCAGCTTGTCGCTGACCTTTTTGGCGTCGGTCGCGCTCAGCCCGGCCTCCGTCAGGTTGGTGTAGCGCTCCGCCTCCTGCGCAAACATCTGGTAATACTTGAGGCCGTTCTGGATCGCCTCCCGCTTTTTGCCCTTGATGTTGTGCTGGTCGAGCCAGTATGCAAACTCGGAGGCCTGCTGGCTGCTGCTGAGGCTCTCGTCCTCGTACAGCGTCCGGTACTCCTCGTACACGTCCATCACGTCGTCCCAGCTCATCCCGGCGTCCATCATGTTGGCGAAAGCCTCGTCCTTCGAGGTCGACTTCGCGCCGGTCTCCTTGTCGGTCACGCCGAACACCTCGGCATAGGTGTATGCCTTAACGCTGTCCCGCACGTCAAGCTCCCGGATCGCGGTGCGCTTCTGCCGGTTTTTGTCGTTGGTGGAGAGATTCTCGTCCCCGTCCGCCTGCATGAGCTTGTTGTAAAACTGCGTCACGCCGTCCCAGCTCACGCCCTCGTCCATCAGGGTCTCGAACATGGCGTCCGTTGCGTGCTCATACTCGCCGGTCTCCTTGTTCCTCCGGCCGAACTCCTGCCGGAACAGGTAAGCCTTCTGCTCGTCGGTCAGGCTGGAATTGTTGATGGCGTCCCGGATATCCCGCTGCGCCTGATCGGACGTCAGGGTGTCGTCTGCGTTGATCTTGATAAACTCATGCAGCAGGTTGTAGGTCTCGATCGGGTCTGCCCCGTCCTTGGATAACGTCTGCCACGTCTGCGTGTCCTTGGTCGACAGGCTGGAAAGCCCGGAGGCCCAGTAGGCATTTGCCTCCGGTGTCGCGTTCGGGCCGAAGAGGATGTTTTGCAGCGCCGTCCCAACGTTCCGCTCGACCGGATACTGCAGCCGCTCCTTGTCCCCGAAGCCCTTTGTCCGTCCTCCCTCGACGATCGTTTTGATGCCGGAGTACGTCTTGTTGATCTGCCGCCCGCCTGGGATCGCCTGCGTCACAAGCCCGAGCAGTGCCTCTCCGCTCTCCGGCGAGATCAGCCCGTGCTCCGTTGCCGCGTCCCACAGATCTTTCCCCTTGCCGAACAGGTCCGGCATCATCAAAGTTCTGTCTCCCACGCCGACCATGCCGGAGAGGTTAGAGAGGAACGGGACCTCATTGCTGATGTTATACAGCGTGTCCTCCACAGCGTTGCCCCAGTCAAAGCCCTCCTGCGGCGTCGGAACGTCGTCGAACAGGTCGACGCCGAACATGGCGTTGCTCGCCTTGTTGAGCATGTATCGGATCCAGTCGTTGGTAGTCAGTCCCTCGCCGGATGCAATGAAATTCATGGACATGCCGATGATATCGAACGGGGCCGGAGTCCCTCCGTAAAGCTCCTCCGTCACGCGGTTGACCACAAAGGCCGCAAGCACGGTCTTCAGGATCACGCTGCTGAGCACGCGCGCTGCCTTGGCCTTTCCGCTCTCCGCCGCGATCTGCCGGAACTGCCGCGGGAGATCCTGCGACACATGCTCCCAGCTGTTGAGCGCCTCGATCTGGAACATGTTGACCATCTGCATGACTGGTGTCTTGGAATGGAACATCAGCGGTTTTGCGCCCTTGGTGCGGTCGCCCATGATGGAGCGTGCGTAGGCGTCTGCCGCCCGCATGGCCTCCTCGTGCGTCTTGCCGTCACGGATCGCGTCGAGGTATGCCGCTCTGGCCGCGATCGTCGACATCATCGTGTCGACGAATTCGGCCGGCTTAAACATGCCGGACATAAACGAGTCCGCGAAGGTGTTGGAGATATAATCCACGCCCTTTTTGCCCGTGATGAAATCGCTGTCCATCTGGAACTGCCGCAGCTTCCCGGTTGCAAACTCCGCCGTCGCCTGTGCGATGGAGCGCTTGCTCCGCTCACCGAGGATCGTCGGCAGCTGCGCGATCTGGTTGACGGCCGACGAGACGTTGCCCGCAACATTGGCCCTCGCAAACGCCTGCGTGAGCTGTGTGCCGAGCTTCAGGATGCCGCGGCCTCCTCTGTGCTCTGCCCCGCGGTCTCCGCCGAACTGCTTCCCTGCCAGCACGTCGCCGTAGTTTTTCAGCCATACGGCAAGATCGGAATACCGCGTATTGTTTTTCTCTGCGGCGAACAGTTCGGCAATATACTGGTCAAGCTGTTTGTTGATCTCCGCCGTTGTCGGCTCTGCGAAATCATCGACTCGCTTCAGCTCCCGCAAAAAGTCCAGTTTCTCGTCGCGCTGCCCGCTGCGGGAAAGCTCGATCGCCTCCGCCAGCGAATTTTTGAAGTCGTTCTTTCCGCCGAGGCGTGTATAATTTTCCAGCGCGCGGATCTTCTGGATGTCGTCCGTGTGGAACAGCACGTCGGACAGGTAGGTCACATAGCTCTCAAAGCCGTGCACGATGTCGTACTCGGTCTGCGTCCCCTCGCGGCTCTGGAAGAACGGCGTCCAGCGCTTGTTTGGCCGGAAGTCCTCCGTCCTGCCCGCGATCTCCGCCGGGAGCCTCGTTGCGCTGGCGTTAAAGCCCAGCGCCTCGAACGCCTGGTTGAGCAGGTTGACCTTGTCGGCTGTGCTCAGATGCGGCGCGTAGTAGTCGATCTTGCCGATCGGCTCGTCGCCGTGTGATACGAGGAAATCCGCAATGGCGTTGTAGTAGTCGTCGAAAAGCTGCCGGTACTGCTTCACGGCCGCCGCACATTTCTTCTCGTCGATCTCGCCCTTGATGCCGTCCTTCTGCGTCAGGAACTGTGCGTACTGCTGCGCCCACTTGGTTTCGGCGGCGTTCAGGTCGAGATCCGTCGCCACGCGCTGGATCTCCGCCTCTCTGGCCTCCGCGTCCGGGCTGGCCTTCTGCGCGGTCTCCATCTTGGTCAGCTCCGTCACGGCCTTCTGGATCGCGGCCTTGTTCGGCGACTGGTTGATCCGCTGCACGGTCGCCTCGATGTCGAGGGCCATGTGGACGTAGGCACTCTCGGCCTTGTTCAGGCCCTTGGCCTTGTCTTCCTCGCCCTGGAACTCGCGCACCGCGTCGAGCTGCCGGTTCATCCAGCGCAGCCGCTCCGCCTCGTTTCTTGTTACCGGGTCGAAGTAGTACCGGTTGATCTCCTCGCCGCGCTTGTCGCCGAACATCTTGAGCATCGAGCGCTGCGGCGTCCGGTAGTTGAGTACGAGCAGGGCCTCCTTGTCAAAGCCGCCCGGATCGCTCATCAGCTCCAGCTCGTCCGGCAGCAGCTCCATGGCCTTGTAGAGCAGCGCATCGCGGATCGCGTACTTGCGCTGCAGCCGCAGGTCCTCGCCGAGCATGCGCTTGTCGATGTACAGGTTGGCGAGGTCCGTCACCGTGTCCCACCTTGCCGTGTCCGGGATGTCGGCGTAGGAGTACCGCCCGGCCGCGATGTCGCGCGCGAAGTTCTTTTCGAGCGCCGTCGCGCCCCATCGGCGCTCCGCCTTGGAGATCAGCTTGTCGGTCTGGTATTCCGCCTCGGCCCGCTGCCGCATCTCCTTGGTCGTCCGGTAGTCCGTCACGCCCATGTCGATCTTGACGCCGATCTTGTCGAGCGCCGGGGTCGCGCGGAAGCTGTCCTTTGCCACGCCCTCGGCCGCCACGGTCGTCGCCCTCGCCGGGGCTTCTCCGTTTCGGTATGCCGCTGCGTCCGCGTCCGCTCTGGCCTTCTTGGCTGCGTTCAGGCGGTTCGCCGCCTCCTGCGGGGTGTACATGCCCTGCTTTGCCGCAAAGTCCGTCTCCACGGCGCGCCAGCCGCCGTTCTTGCGCGGCTCCACGCGCCAGCGCTTCCCGGTCACGGCCTCCAGCAGCTCCACGGCCTGCTTGGGCGACAGATCTGTCGTCTGCGAGTAAAACGGCACATCCTTGCCCCATACAAACCCCTGCGGCATGGCGTTCGTCTGCTGCTGCACCCAGTCCCGGAAATAACTCTCGCTCAGGACCGGCTCGCCCATGTCGTCCGCATACCCGAGCACATCCTCCGGCTGCGTCTCCTCCCTGTCTCCTGCCAGCTCCTTCCCGCGGATGCCGTTCTCGCGGATGTCCTGCAGCTCCTCCTGCACGGAGAATTTCACACCCGGCAGCTCGTTTGCGACGCGGATCCTGTCTGCGTTGTCCGTGTACCGGATCACGCGCAGGCCTGCGTCCTCCGCTCTTTCCATCAGGTCCGCCGGGGCGCTTTCCGGCGCCAGCAGCGCGACGGCCTCGTCAAACCCGACTACCCGCTGCGGCTTGGCCTCAAAGTACGAGGTAGGGATCTCCTTTGCCTGCCGGAACACCTCTTGGATCTGCATTGCCGTCGCTCGGTCGATGTCGTATTCTTCCGCTGCCATCCCCTCGCGGATGCTTTGCAGGCTGTCTCCACCCTGTGCGGTCTTGATCAGTGCCTCCGTGATGAGCTGGCTCTCATCCTGATACCCATACGCCTTGTGCTTTGTCTCCTGCAGGATGCGCTCGACCACGTTGTCAAGGCTTTGCTGCAGCTCCATCACCTTGCCCTCGTAGGCCTCCTGCTCCAACGTCTGCAGCCGCCCCTCGTCGGCATGGATCTCGCTGATGCTCCGGTACTCCGGCGTCGCCGCTGCCAGCAGGCCACCGGCATCATACCACATGATGTTTGCGCCGCGCTCCTCGGCCTGTGCCATGGCGCGGACGAGGTTCTCCGCGTTCAGCTCCCAGTGGGTCTGCTCAAAACTCCTGCGGTCGCCTCGGCTTGTATAGCGATCCTCATTGTTGTAGATCCCACCCTCACCGATCACATCCTGCAGCTGTTTTTCAGCCCACACTGCTACATCCTGCGTCGGCGCTTTGCGGTCAAGTTCGTCCTGCATGGCCATTTTGTCCACGTCCCCGCGGATCTGGCCGCCGTCCTGCACCATCTCCCACGCATGCCGGATAAAGTCCTCTGCCCGCATGCTGCTGTACATCTTGTTTTCTGCGTACTCGCTGACCCGTTCCGCCTTACGCTCCGGCTTCCGGTCAAGGATCCTTGCAAACCGCTCTGCATATTCCTCACCGATCGCCTGACGCACGCGCTGCAGCTCTGCCTGTGCCACGCTCTGCGCGTCCCCCATGTCCATCTGTGCGATGATCCATGCGAGGTTCTGCACGCCTACGTTGTCCGTATACCGCTGCAGCACCGCATTCCCGATGTTGTCGTACTCCCTGGCCTTGTAGACCGGATTGATATTCTCGCCTTTATCCGCAAGATAAGCCGCCTTGACCTCCGGATACTGCGCGATCTTCTCCGCGATTTCCCGGCTTGTCTTGGTCGTTTCCTCTTCGATCCCGGCTTTTCCGAGCGTGCTGTCTCCGCGGAACACACCGTCTGCCACCTGCGCCGACAGCTCCCGGATGCTGCGCTCAAACGCCCGCTTTGCATCCGCGTCCACGCGGTACTCCACGGTTGCGTTGGACGAGGTCGGCGTCCATGCGTCCGCGCCATACACGCGGTTCCGGCTGTCTGCTTCCGGATCGATCGTCGACGCGGGGAACACGACGGAATACTCTCCGTAGTTTGTATGCCCCTGCTCGGCCTGCACGATAGCAATGGACGGCGACGGAAACGCGCCGATCTCCAGCGCTTTCTCCAGTTTCTCCTGTGTCAGGTTGTGCTCCGCAATGAGATTCCCGGCGCGCTCCACCGGCTCAGACATCGAAAATCTCTGCTTGACATCTGCCTGATCTTGTGATATGCTCTCTTCAGAGAGATTCCCGAATGTGGGGGCTGACTGCGCCATAAGGGTTGCGGGCTTCCTGCTTATAGCGGGGATCTCTCTTATTTTTGTCACATCGTATAAGATCCTGCCACTATTGGAGTTTGCTATATTGATAAGCCCCTCAAACAGATGCCCGTCTACTTCAAACTTCGTTGTGTAGTAATCAAACCCGAATTCGGCAGTGTCGTGGTTTTTGTGGTCTTTCGCCCAGTGCGAAAATTCTGACACCGCAAGCAAATCCGCAAGCTCTGTTGATGCTCGCATCTTTGCGTTGTACTCAGTTGACCCTACCTTTAGTGCGTTTGATGGATAGGCATATTCTCCGGCTGTATTTCTGTTGACCCTTGCCAAATCCTCTGTCGATAACGGCAGCGTCTTCCCAGCAAACTCCCGCATGATGACTCGTTTTGCTATTGCCGCATACTGCGACGGCTTTGCCCGGTCGAATTCATCCTGCCCGTCTTCGATGACTGCGATTCTTTCTCCGTCTGCCAGCTCCTGAATGGAGAATCTCCCCTCCGGGCTCCCCCTCGTCTCCTGCGAGGTCTGCGCCGGTTCGGATGCCCGCTCGCTCTGCTGCACTTCGCTCTGCACGGTCTCCGCGAACTGCGTCGCGCCCGCGCGGAACCGGTTCATGCCGGCGTAGGCGTCCGCGAGGACCTCCTCGTAAACGTCCTCCATGCTCTGATAGGCCCCGCTGTAGCTCTGCACATACTCGCGCGCCACCTGCTCGAACGCTTCCTCGCCGAACGTCTCCCGGACCTTTTGCAGCGCCTGCTGCACGAGGGCCGGGTCGCTGTTTGCCCGGACGTGGAACAGCTCGTGCTGCGCCAGCTGCCCGCCGTCGTACTGGATATCCGTCGCGCTGACCACGGCGCGCTTTGCCGCCGCGTCATACACGCCGTTGATGCGCATCAGCTGGTCTCCCCGCTGCATGGCCATCGATCCGCGCACAAAGACGACGTCCACGCCGAGCTTCGCCCCGGCCTGCTTTGCCTCCCGCATCCCGTCGTCATACATGCTCTCCGGGATCACGGCCAGCGTCACGGCGTCAGAGCCGCCCCGCACGAGCTGTGCAAGGCTGGTGTCGCTCTGCAGGCTGGCGTAACGGTTCAGCCGTTCCGCTCTTGCTGCGTCTTCGGGCCGTAGATTCGCTCGACGATTTGCCGGACCATTTTCTCCTGCTCCGGCGTAAGTGTTCCGCCGCTCTGCTTCTGCCGCTGCTGCTCCTGCTGCCATGCCTCCAGTCTGCTCTCCGGTACCCAGACCTGCATCCCGTTGGCTGCCTCCATCAAAAATCTCCGTTCTGCCATTGTCGATACCTCCCGTTTCTGCCGCATTCACGGCGGCGTTTGTTTCCGCTTCCGCGCGGATGACGTTGACGTCCTGCGTCGCCTCCTGCACGGGCTCCTGCTGTGTCTCGGTCTGCGGCGTCCCCTCTCCGTATCTCGCGTTGAGATACGCCTGCAGGTTCGCCGTCGCGCCCTCGTTGATCATGCTCAGCTCGTTTCGGAGGTTCAGGGCCGTCATGGCATCCATCGTGCCATCCTGCACGGCCTTGTCAAGGTAGCTCTCGGCTATCCGGGCCATTTTCGCGATCTCTGCATCCATGCGGCCGGTCATCGCAAAATTCGCCGCATTCTCCTCTGCACTGTCCCATGCCTGCCGGATCTGCCGCACATTTTCCTCCAGCGTCTCCGCCGAGAAGGTCTTGGCGTCTACGCCTTCGATGCTCCCTCTCGCATCCGCGATCACGCGTTCGGCATCCGTCCCCCGGTATGCCTTCCCCTCTCCGGTCTTGGCCCAGTATGCCTCGGCATCCACGAGGTTGCGGTATACCGTGTTGTACTCGTTCATGGCCTGCGCCCAGCTCTTCTTGGCTGCGCTGCGCTGCACATGGTCCCATCCGTTGGCAAGCATCAGATCCTCGTCGCCCGCCAGAAACTCGACGGCGTACTTTTCCATCTGGAGGTTCAGCTCTCCGCGGTCGCTCTGCGCCGCCGCGTCGAACATCGTGATGCGCTTGGCGTTGCCCTCGTGGTCGTTTTTGGCCAGCACTTCGGCCGTGTCCGGTCCGATGCTCAGGATCATCGCCAGTGCAAAGCCGGAGATAAACTCATCCCGCAGCTCGTCCCAGCTCAAGTCTGCCTCGCCGGTCAGCGCATAGTCCAGCGCGGCCGAGCCGATCGCAGAGGCCACCTCTTCGAGGCCCTCGCCGATGCGATCAAATGCCGCGGATGAAACGATCTTTCGGATCGTCTCGTTGTTGGTCATCTTGTAGACAAGCTCCGTCACCTTGCCGGTGTCCCCGGCGTCGATCAGCGGGTTTCCGCCGAAGAGCATGTTTGTTCCGTATTCCAGCAGACCGCCCGCGGCGAAGCGGATAAACTGCTCGCCTCTCGCATCCCCGTTGCTCTCTGCCTCGCCGTAGGAGTTGATCGCCGCGAAGCTGCTCGTCACGATGTTGCTGCCCTGTCTGGCCATCTGTGCGAACTTCTCAGCCTTTGTAGCCGCGTTCGTCACAAGCGGTGATACCTGTCGGCTACCACCCGCAAAATTAGCCATCGTCCCCGTCGCCGCTCCGGCAATTGTGGAGGCGGCCGCCATTTCCAGCGCGGCCGTCGTCAGGCCGGAGATCTGCTCTGCCGCCCAGCGTTCAAATTTGCCGCCGTTCTGCAGCAGGTCAGACGTCTCGCGTCCGCGCACCCAATCCTGATACTTTGCCTCCTGCCATTCCGGATTCTGGTAGTTGATGTTTTCCTCGCCGCCCTCGGCGAAGTAATCGCCCAGATCGTTTTCAAACGCGCCGAAGCCGTTGAGCAGGCTGCCCAGCGCCTTCCCGGCGTAGCCCCCTCCGCGGACGAGCAGCTGCTCCAGTCCGGCCGGGTACTTCTGGAACAGGTTGTCGCGCGCCCGCTCCGAGCCGCTCGCCACCTGGTCGAGGAAGGAACCCGCCGACATCTCGGGGTAGCTGTTGAGCGCATCCTCCGCACCCTTCTCATTCGCGCGCAGGCCGTTGGCCTCGCGCTGCTGGCGGTAGGTCTCCAGCTGGCTGACCACGTCGCTCGTCCCGTAGCCGCTGACGGCCCGTGTCGCCGGAGCGTTTTTGGCGTATCGGTCGAGCACCTGCATGTACCGGTCGTACTGCTCCTGCGTCATGGCCACGTTGGCCAGATACCCAAAGATCGCAGCGTCCGTCGCCGCGCCCTGCGACTGGCTCGTCACGTCCGCCTGCGGGTCCACATGCTTGCCCGCTGCGTCAAGCAGCTGGTCGACGCTCTTGTACTGGATGTTTTCGCGCGTCGTGCTCTGGTTGTAGCGCAGCTCATAGCCAAAGGTATTCCGGTCGGTCGGTATGCCACCCGCTGCGGCAAGCATGGCGTTCTGCTGCGCCTTGCCCGCTGCGGTGTAGTTTTCGTCTCCCATCACCGGCCCGCGCAGTGCGTCCGTCCACTTCTGTTCGCGCTGGCCGAAGCTGCGGCCCTTGACCCCGCTTCGGTATGCGTCGTAGGTGTCATATACCTCGCTCACGAGCTTGTTGTACTCGTCTGCGCTCATGCTCTGGCTGTAGGCCAGATAATACAGGCGGCTGGCCACATCGTCCCACTTTTCCTTCGCGGCTGCGGCGTCCGTTCCGCTTTCCCCGGCAGTCCGCAGCTCCTGCAGCTCCTGCCGGATGGTCTGGCCGTGCTGTTCCGCCGTCTGGTTCTGGTTCAGGCTGTCCGTGAACAGCTTTTCAAGCGATTCCCCGCGGACTCTCGTCAGCCTCTGGCGGTACGGCCCTGTCTTGTCCATCTGCAAAGCGTTTTCCGCCTGCTGCTGCAGCTGGCTCCCGCCCCGCACCGGCACGCGTGCCTGATACCCCTGACGGATCCCGGCATCCACGCCCAGCCCCTGCCATTCGTTCGCCTTTCGCAGCTCGCCCCACATGCCGGTCGCAGCCTTGTACAGCGACCCCACATTTCGCACAGCGTACTTTCCCTGCTCTGCGATCTGCTGCACCTTGGATTCTTTGCGCGCCGCGAGCCATTCGGCCATTGCGTCGCGTCCCTCCTCCTGCCGTACCGGCGTAGAGGACTTTTCCGTTTTTCCCGTCTTTACCCCGGTCAACGCCGTCGTCGTTTTCTTCGCCTGCTCCAGGATCTGATCTACCTTGATCTGCGCCTGACGCACGGCCCCGTGCTCCGGGGTCGCGCGCTGCGCAGCTTTCTCTGCATTCCGTTTCGCCAGCCATTCGGCCATTGCGTCCCTCGGCATAGGCTCCTCCTTAGTTCACGCCCCAAAGCGAGGCGAGATAGTTTTTCTCCGCCAGCGTCAGATGCCCGGCGTTATAGTCCTGCGTGATCCGGTTAAAGATCGATTCCATCGCCGCGTACTGATCCTCTGCGCTGCGCGGATATCTCGACGAGCTGACGATATCCCGGTAATACTGCTGCCCCAGCGCGCTGAGCTGGCTGCTGTCTGCAATCGTCGGCGTATTCCCGTCTGTGCCTCCCGTTGTCCCGCCCCCGCTTCCCGATCCGCTCCCGCTTCCGCCTCCGGAGCTGTACGAGCCGCCGCCGGATCTTCCGCCGGAGCCGCCGGAACCGCCGCTGTACCCGCCGCTCTGCGCCTGCACGCCCGCGAGGATGCGCTTCGCGTCCTCGCCGCTGATCCCGGCCTGTGCCAGCATCTCCGCGCTCGGCATCTGGCCCAGCTGCAGCATCGTCATGGCGAGGTTATAGGCGTTCTGGCGCTGCTGCTCGTTCTGGGTGTACTTGTCCAGCTCCTGCTGGTATCTCCACTGCTCGCGCTGCCAGTCGGCGTCCTGCTGCGCCTGCATCTTCTGCCAATTCTGGTAGCTCTGGTCGGTCGTCGGCGTCCCCACGCCCACGCCCAGCACGCTCGACACCTGATCGTCCGCATATCCGAGCTGCTGCCAGCGGTTGAGCGCCTCATTGATGCGCAGGCTGTAGTCGCTCTGCGCGGCGCTGCCCGCGTTCATCAGGGCCGAGAGGTAATTGTACTGATCCTGCCGGGCCGTCTGCTTCTCGTTGTACCATCGGTTATAGGCCTGCTGCTCCAGCTCCGGGACCTTGTCGGCCAGCTGCGCCTTGTAGTTGTCAGCCGCCTGACTGGCCGCCGCAATGGCCTGCGTGGAGGCAAGGCCGCCCGTCTGCTTGGCGTAGGCTCCCAGCGTGTCGCGCATCGTCCGGTCGCCCTCGCGCAGGTAGGTCTTGCGGTACTCCTGCATGGCCGTGTCGTTTTCGGGGTCCCATTTGTAGGCCCCGCCGCTGTTCTCCTGCAGGCGCTTGATCGCAGCGTCCAGCTCCTCCTGATAGGGGTTCTTCCAGCCGGTGTTTGCCCCGGCTCCCTGCAGGTAGTTGGCGTACTGGTTCGTCTGCGCCCACTGGTTCAGGCCCTCGCCCGCGATCTTTTCGTTTCGCATCTGCTCATAGATCGCGGCCTGCGCATAATTACCCTTCGCGGCCGCGTCGTCCATCAGCTTTTTGTAGTCCGTATCCTTGTTGTATCCGTACTGCATGGTCCCTCCTTACTGCATGCCCTGCTGCATACCCATCTGCTGCTGCATAGCCTGCTGCGACTGCATGGCCATCGCCTGCGCCTGCTGCTGCGCAGCCTGCTCCTCCAGCAGCTTTTTGATCGTCCCCGCGCCGGGGTAATTCTGCATCTCCATCTGCGACCAGTAGCGGATCAGCGTCTGCGGCTCGCTCGGGTTGCCGTAAGCGCCGCTCTGCAGGTGCTGCGTGATCTCCTGCCACATGGCCTCGCGGTTTGCGGCCAGCCCGGACGCGTTGTCGCAGCTGAAGCGGAACTGATCGTTCCAGTATAGTTCTCCCGCCTCGTCGCACTCCAGAAATGCCCACGAGTTCCATTCGGTGTCCATCTCATTTTTCCCGTGCATCTTTCGCCGCTCCTCGCAGTATGCGAGCTTGTTGCGGAAGAGCCGCTCGAAGATCTCGGCCCACGCGGCCTTCTTCATGATCTTCTTCGATTCGATTCGGCCGGCAGCCTGCGCGGCCGAAAACTCCTTGGCCTTGCCGGACGTCGCCGTCGTATCCGTCCGGCCCTGGAACGAGTCCGTGATGCCGAGGATCCGGCGGCTCTCCTCGTAGACATGGTTGAGGTACGCATACGGCCACTCGAGGTCGCCGATAAAATCAAACTGCTTGACCTGCGCCAGATCGGACTGCGGCATGTACCACAGCTCCTGATCCTGGCCGTCCATGCGCAGGCCGGGATTGTCCGGCATTGCGATCTTCGTGCCCCATTTCGAGATGCGCGTGATCATCTTCCGGCTCAGGTGGTTGACCGTGTTCTGCTGGTCCCGGATCTTGTCGCAGTCGCTCTCGCCCAAGAACGTTCCCCATGCGGTCACATTCCGCTGCAGCACGACGGGGTAGATGTTCGGGCGATAGTACGGCACCCAATATTCCGTTTCTGCCTGCGTCTGCGTGTTGTACGGAGGCAGCGTCTCAGGCCCCAGAATCGTCTCTGCGCCGTTTTCTGCCTCCGGCGTCAAACTACCCGCTGCGCCATCTGCTGTCCCGTCCGGCGTAAAGTCCGGCTCTGCCGCAGCCTGCTCCGGTGCAGCCATCCCCTGCAGACGGTTCAGAACGTCCTCACGGACGCCCTTCTCGCGCAGGTCGGCGATGGTCATCCAGCGCCCTTCCTCGTCCGTTTCCTCCCAGCTGCGCGCGCCGCAGTAGGCGCAGGCGTCCTTTCTCCGCCGCTCCGGCGGAAGGCCCTGCGGGTACTCGCCGTTTACGGTCGGGCCGACCATCTTCCAGTTGGAGGAGTCCGCCTCAGTCTGCCCGCACTTTTTGCAGCGGCGCAGGCGGCGGCTCTGGCAGTCCTCCAGCTCCTCGCAGACCGTGTCGCCCACCCAGACGATGCGTCCGACGCCGCCGTGCTCGTTGCGGTAGTAGGCCGTCTCCAGCGTGACGAGGTCCTCGGCCGTGCTGGCCTCCTCTCCGCGCAGGCTGGCGTCCTCCTCCGTCTCGTCCGAGACGTCCACGCCGTACCGGCGCTTGACGTAGCCCTTGGTCTGCGGCATGCGGATAAACATGTAGTCCATGTCCTCCGGCTCTTCCACGCCATCCTGCGGGATGTAGCGCTTGGGATGCAGCACCGTGATGCTGTTCTCGCCGACGGTCGTGTGCGTCCGCTGTGCGCTGTCCCACTCCACGAGATACAGCACACCGCCCTGCACCTTGCAGGTGCGCTCTGCGCGGTCGTTGATGCGCTCCGCTGGCAGCCGGTCCAGCTCGTCCAGGAGCATAGCCTCGATCATCTTGCCGAGCAGGTTGTCCTGCTGGCGGCTCGGCGTTACCTTCCCGGTCGGCATACTGTTATCGATCTCCGATTCGATGTTCTCACTCGTGATGTTCCAGACGTGCGGCGTTTCCGTCGGCTCGTCGATCCCGTTTTCTACCAGCGGCCGCAGCGCGTGTCCGCCCTTGTACTGCACCTCGCGCGCGTCCATCTTGTCAAGCTCCCCGGCGTAGGCCTGCAGGTTGCGGTCCAGCTTATCCTGCCACTTGTGCAGGGTCTTTTTTGCGTTGTCCATGTGTCCTCCTTAATGCAGCGCGCTTCCGGCGTAGTATTCGATCGCCAAGCTGTGCAGCGCCCACTCGCCCGTCGCCTCGATGCGGATCCGGAAGTGGTCGCACCGGTGCGGCACGACCGGCAGGTAATAGCTCCGCTTGCCCGCTGCGGTCAGCGTCGCCACGCTTTTCCACGTCCCGCTGCTGTCGTACTGGATCTTGACGGTCACGCTCGCGCCCATCAGGCTCAGCCGCAGCAGCAGCTTGCTCACGGCTTTGCGGTTGGGCGACTCCATCGTAAAGTCCGCAAACTCCACAAAGCTTGCCACGGCCGCCGTGTTTTCGGCCCACGGTCCGCCCGGCCCCTTGAGCGTCGTCAGCGCCTTGCCGGTCGTCATTGCGATGATGGACGGCAGCAGCGTCTCCGCGCCTTCCGTCAGGGCCATGCTGTCGATGTTGGGGCTGTCCTCCACGGTCCAGATGCCGCGCAGCCCGTCGTAGTGGTACAGCCTCTGCGGGGCCGCGCCCGGCTTCTTGAGCTGGATGTAATAGTCCGTTCCGTCGCTCTGCGCGAGTCCTCCTCTGTACTCACCCGGCCCAAAAACCTGCTGCAGGTCCTGCGGGTAATCTCCGTCGTAGGCCATCATGCCCTGCGGAGAGTAGTAAAACAGCAGTCCGCCCGCTGCGCCGAGGCTGTGCTGCATGCCGTGCGCCACGCCAGGTGCGAGGATCTCACTCGTCTGGAATGTCGTGGCGTCCGCCCCGTAGATCCGCAGGATATAGCCCTCGCGGAAAAACGTGGGGTAATGCCAGCCGACGCCGCCCGTGATCTCGCCGCGGGTCTGCAGCTCCACATACCAGCTGTCCGTGCTCAGCCCGTCAAAAACGTAAAAGTTCGTTGGATCGCCGAGCGCGCTGGCAAAGATCTCCTTCTTGTCCGCGCCCCACAGCCTGTTTTCAAACTCAAAGCACACGTCCATGTCCGGCACGCTTCGCCGCAGCGTGATCGTCCCCGTCTCGCTGTACGAGGTCTGCTTCTCGCCGCTGGCGCTCAGCGGGATCTTAAAGCAATAATCCGAAAAGATGAGGCTCTTTGAGCCGATCTCGCGGATGATCGCGATCTTGTTGTTGCCCGGCTCCGTGGTCAGGCCGTCGATCTCCACGGCGTCCCCGACCTGGAATCCCGCCTTTGCAAAATCGGCCGATGCCGGGGAATTGATCGTCAGCGTGTTGGCCGTGGCGGCGGCTCCGTAGATCGTCCCGTCCGAGATCGTGATCTTGGTCGCCGTCAGCTCCGCCTCCATGTTTATGATCCACGCGCCCATGCTGCTGTCCCACTCGTCGCCGGTCCATACAAACAGCGACCATTTCGGGTTCTGCGGATCTTTTGGATTGGTGTTGATGACGTATGCCGTTCCCTTTTCGGCGCTCGTCGGCAGGGCTGCCGGATTGTCTGCCTTCCCCTTGACGGTGTATTTTGCCTGCACCAGCTTTTTCGCGGGCATCAGCACGATGCGGTCCCCAAAGCGCACGAATTTTGTCTCTCCCGTCCCGACGTATGCTGCCTTGAGGTTGAGCAGCGCCCACTTGTACCACAGCCAGCCGTCCGCATCGACGTACCACATCGCGTGGTTATCAAAAAACATCTCCGTTGCGCCGGTCAGCGTCCCGCCGTTCCGGCGCTTATCGCGAGAGCGCAGCAGGGGATAGTCCCGCGCGCTCATATTCTCCATGTCATAGATCTCGCCGTCCCCGGCGTTCGGGTGATGCCGCAGCCCGCCGAACTGCACCTGCTGCGACCGCGTGATCCCGGAGCTATAGGCCATGCCCGGCAGTCTACCCATTCTGTCTCCTCCGTTCCAGCCGCTTTTTCGCGGCCTGCATCTTTCGCTCCGCCATGGCGGCCCGGTCGCCGGTTAGCGCGTCCATTTGGTTTTCGACCTCGCAAAACAGATATTCAAGGCCCGCCATCAGCTTGCGGTGCCATCGGTTGAGCGCGGCCGTGTCAGCCGCGATGTTGCCGGTCAGCTCCGGCGGCTCTCCCGCCAGCTGTCGGATATTTTGCAGCATATTTCCCTCCTATCTCAAAACGGGTTGCCCCATTTGCCGATCAGATAGGCCCGCTCCGTGGCGTCGGCCGATCTGTAATCCTCCCATTGATCCTTGTCCCACTTGACGCGCTTGTGCCGCGTCTCCACGGTCGCCCGCTGCTGCTGGCGCACATAGTAGG